CATCCCCTGGGCCAGGGGCACGACTGCCTGCAGCAGGAAGTTCCCCACCTGCCGCTTGGCCGCATCGACCACGTTGCCGTACCGCTCGAGCTTGTCCGCCGCCGAGTCGTCCGCGCCCACTCCCTGGCGTTTCAGCTCGTTCGCCCGCTGCAGGACTTCGTTGTACATCCATTGCCGCCGCGTGGCCTCGGACACCATCGATGCCAGCTCGCCGTGCTTCTCCCGCAGGTCGATCGCCCCCGCGGATCCTTCCATCGCCCGCTCTCTGCCAAGCGCCACCGCCGCCGAGAGCTCCCGGAAGGAGTCCGCGGCGGTCTTCCCGGTAACGTTGGACAGGGTCTCGGCCGCCTCGGCCAGGCGGTAGATCTGATCGGGGGAGAGGTTCTTTACCAGCGATTGCGCGGCCACCTCGGTGGCCGCCGCCTGCCCGATGAGACCGCTGGAGACCTGCGAGATCCGGTTCGTGATCTGGTCCGCCGTCGTCCCGTAGCGGGCGGCGAGTGCGTCCAGCGACGCGATCTGTTCCTGGACGCCGGCGGCGTTCTGTGCGAGCGCCCAGCCGGCCTGGATGGTACGTAATCCCGCGTAGGCCGCCGCCGTGACGGCGACCCAGCCGGACCGCAGCTGGTCGAAGGTCGACTTGCCGGCGGTCCCCAACCCCGAGACCGACTGGCCCACCTCGCCGATCTGCTTCACGGCGATCGAGCCGTCCGCCTGGATCTTGATCCCCAGGGTGACTTCGTTAGGCATGAGGCGCCCGGCAGAGTTCGCGTTCCAACTCTATTTCCTCCCGAAGATCGGCCAGCGCGAGCCACTCCTCGACGGAGAGGTCGTCGACGTCGAAGGAGCAGCCTCCCCGCTGCAGCCGGTAGAGAAAGAAGATGTAGCTAAACCACCGGGAGGCCTCATACGGCTCCCGACGCTCGCAGGCGGCGCACAACGCGGGCAGGTCGTTCGGGCCGCAGCTTTTGGCGCACTCCCTGGCAAGAACCGGCGTGCAGTTCTCACGGAGACGCCTCAGCTCCCGGCCAAAGGGACTACGTCCTGACCTTCCTCCTCGCCCATCAAGATGTCCGCCGTGCTCTGCTCCGGCCGCACGCCTTCAAAGACCAGGCGTCCGAGGGTGATGACGACGTCTGCGGCGGTCTCCAGCAGGAGCTCCTTCCAGTCCTCCCGGTAGTTCGGAGACGCAGGATCTGCGGAAATGGGCTGACCGTCGAATCCGAACGCCCCCTCGTCGAACCCGGTGATGACCTCCAGGCCGTATTTGAGCGCCGGGTCGAACGAATCCACCAGCACCTTGTTCCCCTTGCGATGCAGCGACTCCTTGTGGAAGGCCTTCACCTGCGAGGTCGTGGGCGTGGCGTAGTAGAGCCCGATCTTGCCGCCGCCCTGGAGGTCCAGAAGGACCACTTTGTTCCTGTCGGTCTTTTTCAAGTCCCGCATGTTGCCTCCCGTATCAGCTGAAGGTTAAGGTCAGTTCGTTGTTCTGCGCGGCGAGCGTCGGATACGCCCCGAAGGCGAGCTGGTAGATCCGCTCCTTCTCCCGGGCGCCGTACTTGGGCGCGTCGGTTAAGGTGCAGTTGGGGAGGTTTACGACCACCTTGTTCCCCACGGCGGATCCGAACCGCGCGGTGATCGCCCCGGCGGTGGAGGCGTCCCAGGCCGTCCAGGGGTTGTAGGTGGCAAGCGCAACCACCCGGGGATCGCAGGAGCCCTTGACGTTGCGGTCGCTGATGCGGTACCGCAGGATGCCCGAGGCCGAGTTGGCGTCGGTCCTCTTCCCGATCTCGTTGCCCAGGTCCACCTCGAAGTTCTCGATGGCGCCTGCGTACGCGTTGATCGAAAACAGCGCGGAGAGGAACCGCGGCGGAACGGCCGCATCGCCGAAGGTGGCGGAGGGCGTGGCCTGGTCGGTGGCGTGCGTGCCGGCGTAGATCCCGGTGAACTCGAAGGCAAGCTTGCCGTACTCCCCGCTTTTGCCCGAGAGCTTGACGGTTCCCACGCACCCCAGCGCCTTATGGAGGATCCCGTCGGCGTACCAGTACAGGGTGACCGACTCGCCGTCCTCGATGCTGGTCAGGGAATAGCCGACCGAGACCCCGGCGCTGACCGTTTCCGGCATGTTGCAGGCCCGAAAGAGCCGGCCGATCCGGGGGATGGCGTCCGCCGCCCCGCCGGCGCCGCGCATCTCCACGGGGATCGACAGCTTGATCGCCTCCCCCACGTTGACCGGGGTGAGCTTCCCGAAGTTGGGCAGCACCACGTCCCGCTCGAGCGACCGGCCGCCGATCTCGTAGGAGACCGCGCCGGTGAGGATGGCGTCCGTGGCACCCACCGGCACGGGATCGACTCCGTAGGAGACTTCGGTCTTGGCCAGGATCAGCGACTTGCGTTCAAGAGACATGTGAGTCCTCCTTGGTCAGTCCCGCGTTTTCCGGCGGGGAGGCGGTTTGCGCCTTGAGCCGTTCCCGCTCCCGCATCGCGGGGTCGTCCATGTTCGGCCGGCGCACGCCGTCCGTTCCGATGATCCAGGACCCCGGCTCATCCGTCCGCACTTGCCCCTCGTCAGAGTTGGGCATAGGGGTCGTCTTCCTTGTGCCGGTACTCGATCTCGATGCCAACGCGGATACCTCCCGTGGGGTCGTTCGTCTCGCCGATGAAGGTCTCGTTCTCCCCTTCCTCGGTGTCCACCGCAAGCCCTCCCCTGGTGCGGTCGGCCAGGATCGATTTCACCACCGCCGCCATCGCCAGGTTCGCCGCCTTCGCCTGGTTGGCCAGGTCAAGAACCGTGATCTCGAGCTTGAGCGACAGGTAGCAGGTGACCAACCCCGAGGGACCGGGAACTTTTCGTTCCTTCACCTCCCAGATGTTGACCGCCGGCAGCTCGTGCCCCTGGTACTTCGTGCGGCGCTGCCGGTCCACCGTACGCGCCATCGGCTCGCCGGAAAGAGTGTCCACCAGGTGCTGGATGTTCCGCTCGCGGATAGGGTCGGCCACGTCAGAACTCGTCCAGGTTATTGAAGGTCCTGTCCGCGGTGCGGGCCGCGACGACATCCGTCTCCGCTTGCGGCGCGGGCTGCGACGCCGGATCGATCGCCAGCGACACCTTGCCCTCCGCGATCCCCTTCAAGAGCGCCACCGCGTCCTTGTACCGGTCCCGGATCTGGTCGGGAGCCACGTCGTCGTAGAGGAGGTAGCGCGCCAGGTCGCAGGTCAGGCGCTTCAGGATCTCCGGGGTGCTTCCCAGGGGCAGCGTGTACCGGGAGGCCAGGTACCCGTTGATCTCGGCCTCCGCGTCGGCGATCGCGCGGGTGACGACGGCCGCGTCGACCTGACCCGTGGGGGGAGCGGCGCGGTCGGTCAGCCGGACGAGCTCGGCTTCTCCGAATCGCTGCTCGAGATCCGCCTGAACGGCGTACGCCATCGGTTATGCGTTCCCTTCGCCTTGCCCGCCGCCTCCGGCTCCCGACTTGGCTTTCCTGGGCTCGATGAACCCGGCGGCGACCATCTCGGCGCAGTATTTCTCCTGGTCCTCGATCGGAATGGTTAAGCCCTTCACCTTCTCCTGCGCCAGGGCCTTGTCCGAAGACTCGATGATCCCTCCGATTTCGTATCGCTTCCCGGCATATTTCACGGGGCTTACGACCGTGTACTTTGCCATGTCCGCTCCTTTTGGAATGATGCGGCGGTCCCCAAACCGGAGACCGCCGCCAGGCGTCGTTGCGTTGCCTACGCCACCGCGTTTTCGATGAAGTAGCCCAGATCCGACGCGGTCACGAGCTCTTTCACCGACTCGCCGACGCGCACGTTCTGGCCTCCGCGCAGGCCGATGTTGGGATCGGGGATGGAGCCGGAGACGCGGGAGCCGAACTCGGCGGTGAAGCCGAAGGTCGTGCCGCCGGAGGTGTCGGCCAGCTTGTCGCGGTAGACGAGGGAGCAGTGCTTGCCCCACACCTGGGCCATGGTGATCGCCTGGCCCTTCTTCGCCGTGTTTTTCCACCCGGAACCGACGAGGATCTCTTCGAGCTCGAAGAGCTCGGCCACCGCCTGCCGGGAGACGATCCCGGCGTCGGCGGAGGTGCCGCGGACGGCCTTGATCATCTTGGGGTGCATGACGAGCTTGGTGTACGCCGCCAGCCCGATCACCATGACGTTGGGCCGCATGATGCAGGCGTTTAAGCCGACCATGATGTCGTCGATCGGATCGGACACGCCGGTGGTGAAGTCGCTCCACTGGTCGGTCCCGGCCAGCGCCACCCTGTTGGCCGCCGCGTAGGTGGCCTGCGCGAACACCAGGGCCGCGGTGCGAACCTCCCGGTCCAGGGCGATCAGATCGGTCAGCCTCTCGACGGATCGGCCCACGGGGTCGTAGCCCGGGGGGGCGTTCTTCACGTCGTCGTCGGGGATCGGGGAGTCGAGCCCGTAGTCCACGGTGGACGAATCGGTCTTCGTGCCGGTGAACTCGACCTTCGTCGGCGCGCTCTTCCTGCCGACCTTCGTGTCGGGGATGGTGAACCCCTCGGCCTTGGTCTGCAGCATGTACGAGAACTGCTCCTTCGAC